GGGCTTCTTGACAGCCTTGGGAGCTGCCTTCTTAGCGGTTGCTTTTGGCATTGTGTTTTTGTGTTGTGTTTATCTCATGCCTTGCTGTTGGATAAAATATCCCAAGGCATAAAAAAGGCTGTTATTGCTAACAGCCTCTTCCAAGTTATTATACCAATAATTGATTGATATTATGCGTAGAAATTAATCACTTCCTTGACGCCCTTGTCACCTATTACCAGACACGATTGACGCGCCATACAATTCAGTCCAGCCGCCTCGGCATGACCATCTCCAGACAATAATGTAGGAAACATGTAGTGCTCGAACTCAGCATACTCCTTCATCTCGTAGTGATGCTGATCTGCTGTGAGAAGTACCTTGGATGCCACACCAATCAGCTCCTCCGGATGAGACAGAAACAGATTACCTGCATAGCTCTCTCTCGCTTTACCGCTAGCTGGAAGTCTGCCCTTGTATTCAGCAGAGTATCCGTGAGATATAACGAACAGTGTGCTGTTAACCTTGAACAGACCGTGGTCACTCTCAAAGACGTCGAACGCAATATTCTTATCACCACGATAGTATGCTGCCAGCGCCTTGAAGAGAACGTAATCACCGAAGTCATTATGGTTACCCTTTACCGCTTTGACGCGCACCTTGGGAAACAGCTCGAGCAGAGTATCGATGAACTCCACGATAGCGTCGAACGCCTTGTTGAATTGCTCCTCCTTGATGCATGCTGTGGTAAGAGGTGTTCCCTTTGTAGTGAACCCTCTACCAGACGAGTGGAGTATATCTCCCAACGAGGCAAGAATGCACTCGTCGAAGTTATGCACGCGCTCTTCTACCAGGTTATGAATCTCTTCGCCATATGCGCGCATTGCATTGACAAGGCTGTCAGTTGTCGTGCCCTTGCCTCTGAACGATAGCTTGGAGTTAGCGAAGGCTCCGATGTGTATATCGGATAGGCCGACCAGCAGTGAGCGACCAGTCTTCTTCGTGTGCTTAACAGCAGCACGATTAACTACTCTGCGTTTAGGTGGCTGCCATGTTTGAAGAAAGGATTGAAACGGGTTGAACACACCGTCCATCATATTGAACCATTTCTCTGCAGCCTTCTCTGTGTCTACCCAGCTGCGCTTCTGCACCTTCTGGTATAGCTGGAACTTCTTCTTCTCCAGAATGTCTTCTGCGAGTTCGTCTATGTCTCTCTCGATGAGCTCTTCTTTGCTGACGGGCTCGGAGTCATGCGTAATACCAAGAGCATCGCGAATCTCGTTGAAGTAGTTGCGAGGAATCTTGTAGTTGCGGCAGATGTCATTGACCGAGGCTGTGTCACCATACCAGTCGGAGTAGTTCTCGATGATGCCACGAATGATGTGGCCTGGAATAACTACGTTGCCATTGGCTACCTTGAGATAGATGATGTACTTGTCATCAGCCTTGTTGTAGACATACTTCTCTGTGAACTTAAGAGCAGCCTTCCACTCCATGTCGTTCTCTACCGCGGCTACAATCGGTGCTTCATCAGGAGCACCCAAGAACTCTTCTAACTCCTTGTCGCTGTTAATCTTATCTAGAGCACGTCCGACCTTGTCTGCCTTGGCCTTTGTATAACCCTTTGATACCAAATAACTTACTACACCCTTCTTCTGCTGTCTTAGTTTCTTACACTTAACGTATATGTTTTCTTTGTCCATTTTTAAAAATCACAGACAAGTCGACCTCTGCTTATTTTTAGTAAATGGTTGGTATTGTGCTGGTTGCCCCACGTTTTATTACGCGTTTATTTCTGACTGCGTACCTTCCGCGTGACGTTTCCGGCACAACATGAACAACCAAATTCTTTCGTCTTAGGTCTTTCCTGTTGTAATTTTCAAACCGTACCACACACGCAGAATCTGTCAAGCCCAATATCTCTCTTTGCAGGAAATGCACGCGCCCATTTTCGTAGAAACCTGGATAGCCGCGGGACACCTCGTAAATTTTCTTCGACTTAAAGCGTTCAAAATCTTCAGGATCCACAAGCACCGATACGCGCCGCTTGTGCTTGCGCCCATCTGTGTACTTGTTCATAAATAATTTTGACGGAGCTGACATTTTAATAGATGAAATCCAGAATTAGAGTCAATTTGTTCTCCGGCAATCCCTGGTCGTTCACATCAACGTAGTCGATTGGCCAAGGCGCCTGCCCGAGCGCAGAATGTTTCCAGTAAATGCCGTCGACAGTGATCAGTATATCAGAGCTGTCCAGAGAAATACCATTGCTGTCGATATATGCGTATGGGAGCTTGTCCGCATTCGGAGGCCACAGTGCGGCCAGTGTAGCATCCTGTGCAATATTGTATTTGAACTTGCAGCCTTGTGGGTCGGTGTTGATGCAGTTGAGCCAACCAGGTAGGCTCGTATTCTGCGCACCCACATAATGGTTGCTGGGAATTGTAACAATGTCATTAGTACCACACGGGCGCGCAAACAATGGCAACCTATAATGCGCCGTGATGACAGATAACGTCTCTCTGACTGCTGTATCACCTGTTATGGTGTATATACCATCAACGGACAAGTCCTCCATGACGCTCACATCCAAGGCTAGCTTGTTAAGCTCATAGACTATTGAATTGAAGATAGCCTCTAGCACCTCTGGCGTACGGGCCACTAGCTCTACAAGGCTGTCTCTGAAGTATGATGTACCTGACGCAGGTGACTTCTCATTAAAATCCTGCAGTTGCGTAGGTGTACAGACCGCGGCAAACACGTCTATGAACTTACCTTTAGCAAAATCATGGATTCTTTGCTTGACAAAAACACTCTTTGATATAGATTGAGTCGATATGACTTCCAGAACTAGCTTATACGAGCTTAAATCAGGAATCCATTTTGTGGATTTACGGAGAAGTTGTATACTTGGCATAACTAAGTTGATTATACTACAACAGACAGAGCAAACAAACAAAATATGGAATACCCAGTAATGAGAGGTGACCTAGTCGTGGGCGGAAAGAGTCCCGACGAGGCAGTATTTAGCGAGAGTGGTAGAAAGATAGCCGACGTAACGGGAGCTGTTGCAGGTACACCACAAGAATTAGCGAGCATTCAGCAGAGGCTCACGAGAATTTCCGCAACTGCGGGAGGCAAGGCGTTAGAAATAACACCACAGACAAAAGTAACACGTGCAAAAACACAAAAAACAGTGAAGAGACAAGCAAAAGCAGCAATAGTTAGCCCGTTCCACGAAGACATCGAGGCAGAAAACGAGCAAATAGCTAAATCCTCGCAGCAATATAGAGAGGTTGCCCCCCAAACACCACAAAAACTGACTGTACAGCTGGAAAATGACTTCGGCAAGATGAAATTACGTGTCGTTGCGGTGTTAGAACAAGAGCTAGCCTTTGCTCTTGTGTTCGAAAATGAAGAAGATATGGTTTTTGAGCCAAAAGTTGGAGAATATTTGACATTTTACGACGAAAATAGACAAAAACACACCGTTTATTACCCCGGAGTGACCTTTGATTGGACAAATTCGCAAGAAAAGGTTATGATATTGTTTCGGGTCAACGAATAACACTATGGAAAAGAACGCGATGCTTACATCTGAGTCACAAAGCGACTTCGACAACACAAAAAAGGCAGAATACTACGACGAAGAGGGCTTCATGGTAGCGGACGAGGCTAACAAGGACAAACTTGCCAAGCCTGTACCTGTAACTAAGCTCTCGGAGGAATAATAATATGGCTTTAGATCCCAACGGTCCGGGCAACTTCTTCAATTTCGGGCAAAATGCTAAGGATAGGTACTCCAACCCGTTCTATAACATACCTTTACAGTATCTTCCTCAGAATATTGATGGAATGATGCTCTGGGCGGAGCACTTTTTGTTCCGCAATGGCTTCTACAAGCAAGCGCTGAACCGTATTGCTAACTATTTCATCACATCTCTCACTATTGAGTGCGATGATAGCGAGGCGAAGGAGAAATATACCAAGGCACTTGACCAGATAGGCTGGAAACATATTCTAGCCAAGGCTGGGCTCAACGTATTGGCCTATGGTAACGAGTTTATCACTGTAAACCAGGGGTTTACACGCTATTTGACGTGCCCGGAGTGTGCTAGAGTGCACGCTATTGACAAACTGGACGACTTTGAGTTCCAAAGTGGTAAGTATAAGATGACTTGCCAGCAATGCGGCTATCGTGGCAACCACAAGTGCGAGGATAAGTCCTCGAACGATATGGAGAAGGTCCATGTAGTGCACTGGCCAGCTAAAGAGATCAAGATTAGGCACGAGGACATGACCGGAGAGAGTGAATACTTCTGGGACATACCGCAGACCTACATCAAGAAGATTACAACGAAGAACAACAAGTTCTATAGCAAGAAAACACCACAGGTTGTGTTCGATTGCATCGAGAAGAAGCATATGTTGGCCTTCAACCCGAAGAACTTTCTGCATCTTACGCTCGACACACCTAATACTATTCGTACTGATGGTAAGGCAGTGCCTCCATGCATGTTCCTGTTCGAAGATTTGTTCATGCTACAGACCTTGAAGCGCTACAATGAGGTAATATGCTTCGAAGACATTGCTCCTTTCCGTGTTATCTCTATGGCCAAGGAAGCCAACTCCGCGGCTAACCCTATTCTACACCAGAATGGTGGCTTGTGGGCGGCTTCCGTAGACCAGATGATCGAAGAGCACCGCAGAGACCCAGGTTCTTATCATAAATTCCCATTTCCTGTTGAGTATCAACAGCTTGGTGGTGAGGGTACGAAGCTGGCGCCTGTAGAGCTTATGGAACGTCTGCAAAACAACATCTTAAATGCATTGGATATTCCGGTGGAGATGTTTCAGATGTCCTTTCAGCAACAAGCTGCTGGTCCTATGCTTCGTATGTTCGAGAATGCCTGGTCTGTCATTCCCGCTAACTATAACAAGCTACTCAACCACCTAGGTACGGTGATTGGTAAGATACTTGGCCTTGCTGAGGCACAGATATCTCTCATTCCTATTACATTCTCCGACGACATGGAGCGCAAGTCCGTTGTTGGCCAGCTTGTATCGGCTAATGCTATCGCAAGATCCGAACTGCTCAAGCTATACAACTTCGACTACGAAGATCAGGTGCGCAAAAAGATGGAGGAAGATCGTGTTACTGCTGATGTGCAGAAAGAAGAGCAGGAGAAGGACATGATCGCCCAGCAGACAGATGCAGACATCTATAATCTACTCGGGCAGCAACAGGGTGGACAACAAGGGCAGGGTGGAGCTCCTATGACTCCGCAGGATGCTCTTGCACAGGCCCAGCAGATTGCACAGCAGCTGTTTCCGCTAGACGGAGCACAACGCAGACAGCAGCTGCAACAACTCAAAGCCCAGGATCAGGGATTGTACGCTCAGGTTAAGTCACAGCTCGACCAGATGACGTCGCAATCTAAATCCCAAGGCGTACAGCAAGCCAAGCAGCAAGGGCAGCAAGGCGGACAACCTCCTCAACAGTAATGAGTAAAAAGCATCTATGTGTAGTTAGCGGTAAGGCTATTCCAAAGGAAAGAGTGGCAGCCCTGCGTATGCTGGGCACACCAGAGAACCAATGGACCTGTGTGGAGTATTCTCTCACAAAACCCAGGCAGGGTATCTTCCTGGGTGAGTCGGGCACTAGTCAGCTATTGATGGTTGACCGTGTTTATGATGACTCTGTACGTGCTGTGTTCAAGGCGGCAAGTAATGAGACAGACGCCGAGTATAAAGCCAAAGATATTGAGTATTATGCTGGCGAAGAGGACGATAAGGTAGAAGACCCTCTGAAGTAAGAGACAGATTTGCTTGTTTTGGTTGTGTAACTGGGCTATTATTGGGTAGTTCAGTTACACAACCTTTTTTGTACCTAGATGAATCACGATTTCACATATTCCCAGGAGATATCTGGGGTAACAGTCTTCAAGACAGTTACACTCACGCCCTCCTATTTTGTTAGCATAAACTCCTCGGGAGACCTCAGAGCACAGAGCGCAGCTGACTTTGCGTCCGCAGTTGGCATGGTGACAACCTCTACCATGAATGCTGCGTTGACCCCCAAGGCGGCCACTACCTATGTAGATGCCCAGCTCGCTCTTAAGGCGGCCACCACGACGCTTACAGCGCATACATCCAGCACCTCCAATCCACACTCTGTAACTAAAGCGCAGGTCGGCTTGAGTAACGTAGACAACACATCGGACGCCAACAAACCTATATCTATAGCCACGCTGGCCGCATTGAACAACAAGATAGCTACCAGCCATGTATTCACGATCAGTGAGATCAGCTCACTGCAGGACACACTGGACGATAAGGCCTCTCTGATTCACACGCACCCAATCTCAGGCATTACTGGTCTGCAGGCAGAGCTAGATGCAAAACAGGGTGCCGATGCACTTGCCGACCACGTAACTAATGTCAGCAACCCGCATGTGGTAACCAAGGCGCAGGTAGGCCTGAGCAACGTCAACAACACAAGTGACGCCAACAAGCCCATATCTACGGCCACACAGACAGCGCTAGATCTAAAAGCATCTATAAGCAGCGTATCAGCCTGGCTGGCAGACAAAGTTGATAGCGCTACATTCACTGCCCACACCAGCAACGTCAGTAATCCCCATAGTGTTACAAAGGCACAGGTTGGCCTAGGAAGCGTGGACAATACCAGCGATTTGGATAAGCCCATATCGAACGCTACACGTGCTGCTCTCAACAGTATCTCTACATACGGACTGTTCGTAGACACCACCATTACAACTACGGGCACAACCGGAGATCAAACGATAAACAAGCCCTCCGGACGTGTTAACTTCGAGGCGGCCGCCACTAGCTTGGTGGTCACGAATGACAACGTGACAACAGAGAGCATAGTAATGATTAGTAAGGCCACGGATGACGCTACGGCACTACTTGGTGCGGTTGTTGTAGACGAAGGCTTCTTTACGATTTATATGGATACAGCTCCTTCTGTTGAATGCGCTGTTAACTTTCTAGTACTTAACTAATATGGCTGAGGACACAATCTTATCAAGACTTCCCGTAAAGGGTGCAACAAAGACAAGCGCCGGTGTAGCTGATGCTGGTAAGGTCCCGATGCTTGGGGCTACAGGCACACTCGACCCATCAGTTATTCCACCCAGCGGTGTATTCTCGGTATTCACAGTAGCTGATGAAGCCGCGCGTGTAGCTCTTGTTGCAGAAGTTGGAGACATTGCCAAGCAAGCCGATAACCAGCGCTCTTATGTGCTGCAGACGTTACCAGCCAGTGTCGAAGGTAACTGGATACAGCTCACACCCGAGCTGATCAACCCTCCATATAGTTACATAGCTGATAATGATTTGCTTGTGTCCGGTGGTAGTTATCTTGCAGACACAACGGCTGGAGCTATTAGCTGCACACTGCCAGCTACTCCACTTATTGGAGATTGCATACAGATCATAGATCCATCCACTAGCTGGGGTACAAACTCACTCACAGTGGAGCGTAGTGGCAATCTAATCAGTGAGTTAGACGAAGACCTTGTTGCAGATGTCTCGGCTTATATCACTCTTGTTTTTGTAGGTGGGTTGGTTGGATGGCGCTTGCTACCCAACGCAACATTCGAAAACTTCATACTTCCACAGGATATAAACCTAAAGTTGGCAAGTGCACCCGCCCATAACAACAGTGCTTTGTCAGTACCGTACGAGGCAGGCACACAGTATCTGGCATTCAGCACTCCGTATATGTACTTTTATACGGGCGACGGCTCCACCCACAGCTGGCTCAAATTTCTAGGCTCAAACTCATTCTAACATGGCTAATCTCAGCGATTTACTTAAAACATCTGGCAACTTCACTGTAAGTGTCGACGACATTGTTGACGCGGGCGCAAAGGGTAAGGACCTCCTACAGTCCACAACAGCGGCAGAAGCTAAAGGCTTTCTAGCGCTGGAGACTGTCGATAACACTGCAGACGCTGATAAGCCTGTAAGTGATGCCGCGCAAACGGCGCTAGACCTCAAGGCAGACGCCTCTACAACTACAGCAGCTCTTGCCGATAAGTCTGACGTAGGTCACACGCATACAGCTAGTGAGGTTTCGGATAGCACAAGCGTAGGCAGGTCTATACTAACTGGCACCGACGCCGCTGCAGTAAAAACTACACTAAGCCTTAACTCTGTGGATAATACCGCAGACGCAGACAAGCCTATAAGTGACGACACACAAGCTGCGCTGGACCTCAAGGCAGACATAACCGCTGTCGAACTCAAAGCTGACGCGACCGCTCTTACAGCTCATACCGGCAATACAGCTAATCCTCATACGGTTACTAAAACACAGGTAGGCCTGGGTAATGTGGATAATACGTCCGACGCCAACAAACCAATAAGCAGCGCTACACAGACTGCTCTTGACGGAAAAGCGTCTACTACCCACACGCACAGTTCTGAAGATTTGACCGATGTTACAGTGTTGGGTACAAGCATTGTATCCGCTGCAAATCTCACAGGGCTCTACACTATCATAGGCGGCACAGCTGTCAAGTATCTCGGAGATACGCCGACCAGTGTCACGCCAGATGCAGTGAACCAGGTGGGCATAGATGTGGAGGGTAAGCTATACACCACAACAGATGGTACCAACTGGATAGGTGTTACGGTGGACAATGCTGTTGTGGCTGACACCGCCACGTTAGCAGATACGGCCACAACGGCCTTAAACGCTGGTGGGGACCTCCTAACTACAATTGCGGGGTTGCAGCCCACCTCAGCTAAAGGACAGCCTAATGGCTATGCTTCTCTGACAGGGGTAGGCAGATTACCTAGTACTCAGCTGACAATTTTAACAGCCTCGTTTATAAGCGACAGCTCGTCTACAGGACGCACTGTACTGACAGGCTCGGCCTCCGCAGCCAGAACCGCAATAGGGCTTGGTAATGTAGACAATACCGCAGATTTGTCTAAACCAGTGAGCACAGATATGCAGGCAGCTTTGGATGATAAAGAAGACATGTTGGGCACACCAACAGTCGACGGCTACGTGTTAAGCTCCATGGTTGACGGCACCCGCAGCTGGATAGAGACCGGTGTTGGCTTGGAGCCTGCCCTAGGTAACCCAGCCGCAGATAACTATGTATTAAGCTCATTGGTTGATGGCACCCGCAGCTGGGTGGAAGCTGGCCTTGGTAGCGAACCTTCCTTAGGTACTCCCGCAGCTGACGGCTATGTACTCAGCTCGCTGACGGATGGTACACGTAGCTGGATAGCTGCTGGAGCACCGACAGGGCCAATACGTGTCGTAACCACGCACGCAAACGTCGTACTGAGCGACGCGGAGGGCACTATTATCGTAGTGAACAATGCGATCGACTACGACACACATCTAACACTACCGAATCCTTCCATGGAAGATACTTTTCCAATAGGTACAAGAATACAGATTGTGCAAGGAGGCATATCGCCAGTAATTGTCAGATGTGAGGACCCCTATGTTAAGATAAACGGCGTGACATATACAGCTACTAACTATAGCGAGCGCCCTGTGATTGCCGCTCGCACAGTTGGGCTAAACTCAAGCCTAACGCTAACACAGTTACCAGACGATGCCTGGAGTGTATCTTGCTCAAGCAATAACACTGAAGACAGTTTCACCCTTCAACCACGCGAAGCTGCGCTCAGGTTGTTAAGCACCACTACATATACAGATAGCACACAACTACTATATCACTTTGATAAACGCACTGATGTAGATGATTTCGAGCCTTACAATATAGGATCGAAATACGCATATTATACACCGGTAGAGCGTACCGCCCCGTGGCCGTCGACTGTGGCGCTGGATTCTAACGAAGTTAAGTACGGTAGCGACTCATTACATCTGGACGGTACTAGTACGCCAGTGTTAACCGGTATACACATTTCTCTTAGAGAAATGCTCAGGACTTTTTCATTAAATTTTACGCTTGAGTTTTACATGAGGCTTCCAGCGGACCCTTCTGATGAGCTGAGTGACTTTATAGAAATAACCGATTCAGTGCTTGGTAACTTTCTACGCCTAGGGTTCGAGGTATCTACACAACAGCTAAAGCTCACACTGGCAGGAAGCACGTACAATACATCGAGCACTTATGCAAAAGATACATGGAACCATATCGTCATTACACGGCACGGCACAAACATAAAAGTTTATGTGAATGGTGTACTGGAGATAACAGTGGCTCGCCCAACCGCCTTCGATGACGCCTGGAGCGACGGCGCATATTTGGATGTAGGTAATACCACAACCGGTAGCGGTTGGGCAACATTACACATTGATGAACTGCGCGTTTCGAATAACACGGTATATACTGCTGCTTTTACACCACCGACCGAGCCCTTCGACGCTCTTGGTAAGCTTGATCTCACTGGGGCGAACTTAGCAGAGCTGGCGGATGTGGATAGTGCTGCCCCTATAGACGGTAGTGCATTAATTTGGAATGAGACGGGCGCTACGTGGACAGCTAGCACTACCGCCTTTGCGCCTAAATATCCGGTAGTAAATGCACAAACCGACACTACATACATCGCAGTACTCGGCGACGATCAAAAGTTTATTACATGCGACAACGCCGATCCTGTTACTTTCACCGTACCAGCCGAAGCAGATGTTGCTTTTCCAATAGGCGCTTCAATGACGGTCTATCAGGTTGGAGCGGGTCGTGTAACTTTTGCTGGAGATACTGGCGTCACTGTTGAGACGCGCGGTGGAGCATACTCTATATCTGCACAATACGGCGTAGCAACATTGTTCAAGAGAGCTGCGGATACCTGGGCGTTAATGGGAGACCTATCGGTGTAATATGCGTATATTTGGCTTTGGCGCCGGTAGAAATGGTGCTTCTGCCGACTTATACTTTAGCAGCGTAGCTCTTCTCCTAAACATGGAGGGTGACGCAGCATCTACTACATTTTTAGATAGCTCGTCACATGAGTTCACTGTTACCGCACATGGTAACGCACAGCTAGACACGGCCCGCTATCGTAATGGGCGTACTTCTGGTTTATTCGATGGCTTGTCGTATCTCACAGCTCCAGATAATACAGCCTTTGAACTTACTGGGGATTTCACTGTAGAAACATGGGTCTATTGTACCGCGAACTCTACACATGTTGGTGCCATATTTGATGGTTGCCCTTTAGGTGGCTCCGCAGCTCGCGCTAATACATTTCTGTTAGGGTTAGACGACACCGGGCATCCTTACGTATACAGCGATGGCGGAATTCTGGGAACGGCGGCCACTGCTTTAACGCTCGATACGTGGCAGCATATAGCATTGGTACGCTTTGGGAGCAACTTGCAGCTTTATTTGCACGGAACGTCTGTGTTAAACATAGCCTGCACAACAAGCTTTTCTACAGGGGGTTGCGTCATAGGTAGCACTGGAACAGAGGCCGGTACAGCAGGGTACGGGTTCATAGGTAATATGGATGGGTTGCGTATAACCAACGGAATAGCCCGCTTTATAGGAAACTTCAACGCAGATAATACACGCTACTATACCGAGCGGATACCGGTTGACCTTCCTGAGAGCCTATTTGCTGACAGCATTGCTGAGAATTTCAACAACGCTATAGAGCTCTTTGTCAACTCCCTAGCTCTTAACGATATACTGTATATCGACGCCGCAATGTCATTAGATAACAGCGGGACACCAGATATCGTAGAAGGAACCATGGCCGTTCCTAGCATAGCTTATATTGTCGGCGTGGCTGAGCACGATGTGGCCGGTACACCAGAAGAGATATCTAACACGGTAGCAGTACCGAGCATCGGCTACGTAATAGGTAACGTAGAACAAGACAGCTCGGGAGCACCAGATGAGCTCTCCGCTACACTAGGCGTGGCTTCAATAGACTACCCTACTAGTGCGAGCTCTCACGACGAGTCCGGAGCTCCAGACGCTTTTGGAAGCACACTTACCATAACAGGAATGCGTTATCTAGGTGTGAGCCCTGACGCGTTTGCGGCCACCCTCAGCCTGAGCGAGTTACTCTATGTGGATACTGTTAGCGAGCAGACTATACTGGAGGCTTTCGCCAATACAGTAGCGCTAAACTCCATGACCTACACGACAGACGGGCCTGTAGAGGTTTCTGCCACGTTAGAGGCCTTTGCTAACACAATTAGTTTAACGGCAATAAGTTATGTGACCGCACTTAATATCATAGACAACTCTGGAACGCCAGAGACATTCTCTAATACATTAAGCCTTTCCTCAATCACATATGCCACTGCAGCCTATGCGGAAGTTCCTACCAGTGTAGAGGAGTTCTCTGCCACCGTAAGCGCACAATCGATGAGCTTCTTTGACGGTTGGGTTATATATACCGCCTCAGGTACTGCCGAGGAGTTTTCTGTAGCTAGCTCAGCGCAATCCTTGAGTTATTTTGACGGGTGGGTTATTCAAGATAACTCTGGAACTGCTGAAGAGTTTTCTGTTACAATTAGTGCCATAACCCTATCCTACGCTTAAATCATGCAAATACTTAAAAAATCTTATGTGGAAGCCGACGCCAATATATCTGTCGGTGTGGGAGGCGTGTGGAAGGTCTCCGTCGTAAACGCCAGCACAGGAGCTGAATACTTTCCGTTCGGTGACGAATTTCGTCCCAACCTCATTCTCAACCAAGGGCTGGATATGCTCGTCGGCTCCTCATCGCAGTGGTTTCAGAGCACCTCTGGATACTCGCAGCAGGCAGGTACAATTCTGGCAATATCTACCGCACGTTGTGGCACGTCAAGTACCGCAGCCGCCGCCTCGCAAACTGGGCTACAAGCAGCTACAGCTGCTACATCTGTCACGACCACTCCAGGCTTCACGTGCCTGTCCACAAGAGATACCGTCAGTGGTTTCTCGACGTTCACGAGGTCATTCGACTTCGATATAGTTACTTCAGGTGTGACCTTGTATGAGGCAGCGCTATCGGCGGATGGTACTAACTCAGGAGGTAGTGGTTCCAGAATATTTACACGCTTCGTATTTCCCTCTCCAGGTGTTTCTTTGGTTGCAGGCCAGTTTTTGCGACTAGTATACTCGCTCAAATGCTCCATTCCGTCTACGGTTACACCAATCACTGTAACAGTTAACAATGGTGGCTTCACTGGCGATGGCTCGGTTCAAGCGGTCGGCACATTTGCAGAGCTGTTTGGTACGCTGAACAGCGACGGCACATATGTAGACTCTGGCTGGCACGGTCAGAAAGGTTACCTGCCCGCTGGCTGGGCGAGCTCGAGTCTGTATGCTCACGCCTACATGGTTAGCTCAGCGGCGAGCTTTCCATCTGTCGACACAGCTGCATCACTGTCTATAGTCGGGTCGCTTATCAGCGTTGCGCCAAATATAACATCAACAACATACTCGGCAGGCTCTGGTACTAGGGATATCACATATATCTTTCCAGCTAACAATCCAGGGTCAGACACATCTATTGGTGGTGTGTTATTCAACTCAGCCAGTATGACCGGCACACATAGCAGGCTCACAGACGGCTGGCTATGGCTGTTTGATAGCCCGCAAACCAAGCATGCTACCAAGTCGCTGGTCATCAACCTCACTACGACGCTCACCAGAGTATAATGAACATCCTTAAGAGGAACTACATAGAGGGCGAGGCAACGGTTGGAGCCAGCTTCGGAGGAACGTGGAAGGTAGCTATTGTTAACGCCAGCACTGGTGCGGTGCACCACCCTTTCGGTGATAAGTTTCGTCATAACCTCATTCTCAATCAAGGATTAGATCTGTTTGTAGGGTCAGCCACATATTATAATGACAGCAGTGTAGGCGGGGCCACGGCGGCACATCTGGTCTCCACATTGTCTCGAGCAGGTGTAGGCACATCCACTACGGCGGCAGCAAATAGTCAGACAGGTATACAGGCAGGCGCGGTATACACTCAAACAGCCACATCTGGGTTTAATCACAGCACTACTGATGATACGGGTGCAGGCTCCAGGACATTTGTCCGCTCATATGACTTTGCACCGGTTGCCTCACCGGTAACATACAACGAGGCGGTCATTGAAGCCCAACGACAAAATATAGGTGCCCTGTATGCATATTCACGCTTTGTGTTTCCGAGCGGTGTATCTTTAGTAGCCGGACAGTTTCTACGACTTTCTTACGCATTAAAAATTACTGTCCCCTGTATTGTGACTCCGATTAATGTAACGATCAGTAATGGAGGCTTCACAGGAGACGGTACTATAAAGCTTGTAGGCACCTTCAACACAATTTTTGGTTCATTAAACTCGTCCACTGCTGTGGTGGGAGATAATGGCTATGGGTGGAAAAACTTTCTACCGTTTTGGAATGGTAATAGTACTAGTGGCACTGGAGGCAACAACCGGTTAGCTATGTTAAGTAGCGCAGCCGACTTCCCGGCTGTAGGTGTGGCACCTTCGTTGGCGCTTGCCACAAACTCGTCTCATGTGCCCCCTGCCAGTATTACAACAGGAGTATATACAGCTGGGTCAGGTACCCGGGATGCCTCCTATCTAGTCGCTGCAGGCAACCCATCAGCTACGTCAACCCTTGGCGGGCTTCTGCTCTATACGGATTCTGCGAGCAACCGACTAACAAGTGGGTATCTGTGGAAGTTTACCACACCGCAATCCAAGGCAGATACAAAGGCGCTCGTACTAGGTATGAGAGTAACAATCACAAGAGGCTAATGGCTAACAAGGTACAAGAATACAACGCCGATGGTAAGAAGCTCGTGGGCTTTCTCTGCCCAGGCTGCAACACAGTACATGTGGTCAACGTAGATACTACTTCTCGTCCAGCATGGTCATTCAACGGTGACTTAGAGCATCCTACATTTTATCCCTCCCTTCTAATGAACCTAGCCGGGCTAGTCTGCCATTCTTTTGTTAGAAACGGGCTCATTGCCTTCATGGGTGACTGCTCCCATGACCTGAAAAATAAAACAGTCGAGCTGGGCGATATTGATTGATTTTGGCTTCAGCCAGCGGTAACATACAGGTATGAAAAATACAGTACTGATTCTATTCATGTTCCTCGTCGGTTGCTCTTCGTGGCACAAACCACTACAAGCTCCAGGAAGAACTGCACCACCTCCTGCAAGCACAACAAACCTCAACGAGCAGATCAACACACTAGATACGGCTCTACGTAACGCTACGACAAGAACGGATCGCATTCGCCTGCTTGTGGACGCACTGTCCTTCAAAGACGTAATTACTCCTGAAAAAAGATGAAAGCCATATATGCCGCAATAGCCATGGTGTTCTGTGCCATGCCCGCCCATGCGCTGACTAACGCACAAATCAGAGACCAGCTAAAAATAGAGATCACAGGTCTACAGACAGAGCTGACTACTGCAACCAAGACCAACGAGGCGCTTAAGAAAGAGCGCGATGTAATTCAGCAATCGCTGGATAGTATGCGCACCTGGGGTATGGACCAACAGACAGCGGCTACGACATACTTCAACGAACGTGAAGCTGCAGTGAAAGCACATGAGGCCGAGCGTAAGGCGCATCTGGCTACCATAGACAGATATCATAGACTGAAGCTGTTGTGTTCGTTGCTGACAGGTATGTTCGCAATGATCTTCTATCTAAGAAGCAACGGCACTGGTGCTATTCTTAGCTCTGTGTCTGCCCTATCTCCTTATGCGGGTATCGTCAAGATACTTGCACCTATTCTCGTATTTGTGGCTGGCTTTTTAGTCATTTGGCTACCTCTCTAAGTATATGTGGACCAAGATTGTCGAATTCAGTAAGAACATTACCTGGCCCCTAGCGCCTGGTATACATCCACCACATGCAACAGAGGAGCTAGCTAAGTCGATGGATAGCACTGCACATCTGATGTCGAAGAAGTTCTTTATGACTTTCTTTGCATTGCTGTTGGTGACTGGTTTCTTCTTCGCTGCCGTAGGCTTGCTGTTCATGCTCCCTACAGACGCAGCAATTGCAGGCATGGTTACCATGTTTGTAAAGATCGCGGAGATCGTTGCAATGATCGTATCCGTTATGATACTTGGGCAGTCTGCTGTTGACCTCAAGTACGGCAGCAACAACAGCACTAACTATAACACAAACACTGTCACCGAGGAAAAAGAGAGCAACATCAAAAAAGAGATTATCTCGAATACTAAGGAAGACGACTACAGTATTTCAATGGACGACGTATATGAATCCGAGTAAAGAAGGCATCGATTTTATCATAGAGTGTGAGACAGGCGGCAAGAGCTACTACGAGCAGGTATACAAGAACACGTTCTGCTGGCCAGGCGAATCCTCCGGGCCTACCGCAATGGTTGGCATAGATTGTGCCTACTATTCACCCAAGGAGCTCAGAGAGATCTTCGGCCCCTATACCTCACAGCAGGAGCTGGATCTTATTCTAGGCGCAGTCGGCAAGACAGGTTCCGCTGGAGCCTCCTATACAAAGAAGCTCAAGGGCATCACCTTTACCTGGGACGAGGCTATGGAGGTCTTTAAGAAGTATACCGTACCCAAGTTCTCGGCGCTCACAGAGAAGGCCTTTCCTGGCGTCTACGAGCTCTGTCCTGACGCCCAGGCAGCCGTACTATCCATTGTATTCAACCGCGGCGTAAAGATGTCTGGTGACAGGCGTTTAGAAATGCGCTCTTTAAGAGATGCCGTGGCAGCTAAAAGCTACAAAGGTATGGCCAGCTCCATCCGCGGGATGAAGCGTTTATGGCCAGATACCCCGAGTCTACGTAGACGCAGGGAGCAAGAAGCCTTGCTAGTAGAGAAGTGCGCTTAATTACGATCGCTATCTGCGTCGTGACTCTCTTCATCGCGTAATGCACAATTACGCAGATGTTTTTGCATTGCAGACACTTGCGCATCTGCATAGTTTAGGACACCAAGCTGGACAACAGGGTTATCAAAGCTCTCATATGACTCGAGATTTCCTAGCTCATTGCAGACAACCAAGTAGTATCCTCTCGAGAACTCATTGAGCTGTTCGAGGAATTGTTTGGGTAGTTTGAATCCAGTTCTTTCTTCCATATTCCTTAAGTATAGCATAACTGCTAGCTAAAAAAAGGAGATATTGCACTCCTTTAATGTCTTTGTGCTGACTATTTGTAAGCGTCCCCCGTGGAGACATAGCACGGCATTGCAGCCCGCTCAGCGTCAGACAACCGACGGAAGAACTCAGCCTCCGTAATTTCGTTTCCCTTCCTCCACGACTGCAGCGGAAAGTACTTGCGTTTATACTCGTAGGCGTACTTTGCACCACCCGAGAACTCACAACTCCAGGTCTGCTTGAAGTTCAGATCCCTGTAGAGCTCCCCGCTGTTTTTATAGCGGCTCCGTACCCACTTCCAAATTTGGGCACGCACGTTCTCCGGAACGTCGCCGTCATCCTGCATCACACGTTCCTCTATCGGAGGCTTGCGGTTTGCGAAGCTTATTGTACCGAGCTGTCCACCCAACTCATGTACAAGATCTGTAGCTGCTGCGGCTATGCTTGGTGCTGCCGACCTCAAACTGTTGGTCACCAGACTGAATCCCTTGGTGTGTAGTGCCGCTAGAGCCATACTTTTTGCACACCCAGTTCGCGCTTTTGAATCATCCTTTGGTTTTTTCCCTTTGTCCAGAAGCTTTTGTTTTCTTTAGCCTCGCGATTTCCTCGCGCAGGCTCTTGTTTGTTTCGTCCAACACTAACACTTTTTCCCGGTGAATCTCACGCCGGTCGCGCTCTTCCTGACTTATGTATTTCAAGAACTGTCCGAAGAGCAGGACAGTCAGTAGCAGCACCATCAACCCAATGAATATCTTGGGAGTGCCGCAAGTGAAGCCCGCCAACTCAAGGGCTCCCCAGATTATCAGCAATAGGTTTGTTATGGCAAGCTTGTTCATTGTATGCAAGGGGCGGCCGGGAATTACACCCGACCACCCCTGCGGTTAAGGGCTTACTTGCGCGTGCGCTCGACAGCTGCAACAGCTGCCTGCGCTGCGATCTCTGCAATCACCTCAGCAGAGAACGCCCCGCCGAAGCGGTTCTGTTTCTGCTGGTGGTTGCGCTGACCGCCCTTCTGGGGCTTGCGCCCCTGATGGGGCTTGCTGACCTCGCCTGACTTCGGCACGTGCATGCCGATGTTCACGAAGGTCTCCTCGAGGCCATTGCAGGCGACGCGGTCGCGATCCAGACCGGGGTACCAGGCCATCAAGCACTGGTCCTCGATACGGACTTTGAACGTCACCGCCTGATACCGGCGGACACTCTCGGCCGAGACCGAGGACTCCGTCCCAGGGCCAAACGGCTGCATCTGCCTGCACACTAAGAAGGTGGCAGGCGCAACGCCTTTCTTCCAGGGCCGAGTGACGTGCACACGAACCCCTTCATGCATGAAGTAATGTGGAGGGATATCCCTCACCATTACACTCGGCACACGAACCTCATAACCCTGAGGCAGGGTGGCGCGGACGAGCAGCATCTTGCTGCTGTCATGCCCGCAGTATCCCGTCTCCTGGGTTGCTTCGGCAATTGAGCCGATGAAGGCCTCGAAGTCATCCTGCTCCAGGACTTGAGACTTCTTGCCGTCGATCGTTTGGAACAACCCAACTCCAGGGCGGTTCGTGATCGATTGCTGATGGGGCAGCCACGAGGGGCGCCACTGGGCGGCCGGAATCGAGGCCCGGCGGCGGACTTCGTTCATGTAGGCTGCACGGATCAGGTCCGCATCATCACACACGCCGGAGTGAGCCGGAGTGGGGTTGATGTTGACGATCGGTTCCATGGTAGCCGTGTGGGTTGTTTCGGGTTGGATGATGAGATCCTCGTCCGACGCACGTGCGTGGATGGACTCAGCGCCTAGGTCAATGCCGTGTTCGGCTGCGAGACGGTTTTGCTCCGCCTCTTCTTCTTTGGTCAGTTGGATGGCCATGCGAGTTTTATGTTGGTTTTGTGGTTTTGCGTTAGTTTAAAAAAGCCAGTGCCCAATAGGACAAAGTCTTCTTCAAATTATTATACCAGCTTTTGCTGGACGCTGCTTATTCGCTAGCTAAAAAAAGGTGCGCCAGATTGATTTCTCTCTCTGACGCACCTCCGCACCACAACCAAATCTCTTTCAATGTATTATACCACTTTTATTCGGTTTCGTGGTCCACAGGATGCATGTCCTGCAGGTAGTTCTCGAGTGTGGTTATCGAGAGGCCAAGCTCCTTGAAGAAGATTCCACCGCTACCACCGTAGTAGCCTTCATATTGCTCCTGTATAACAAATATGGCACGGCTGCCCTTGCTCATAAAGCAGTAGCCCTCCATATCCGATAGAGAGGCAGCTGCAATGAGATACTCCGCATACGCCTTTGTCTTCTTGAAGGCCTTGGCGCTCAGTGTATAGGGGCTATCTATTACGTTGGACTCTCCCAGCGTGATGTCTCTATACGTACCGTCAGTCAACTGATGGAGAGGTATGGTGAACTGAATCTCTCCAGCGTGCCACTCTATACCTTTCTCCGTCAGCTGCTTAAGTGCTTTCTTCGAGACGCCGAAGTGCTTGTATACTTGTGTGAGAATCTTGGAGCGTGTGAGGTTTAGTTTAGACATTGGAATAGAAGCTTCTTCATATCATCGTTATCCAGTGTACCTCCGTCAAGCAATTTAAATGCGAAGCCTGCACGGTTCGTATTGCCGTAGGCCTGCGTAATTGCCAGAGCCGCTTCCTTGCGCCCCGAGCGCTCCTTACCATCGAAGCCACGTACAAACTGCTCCATGTGTGTCGTTATTCTGTTAACCGTCACCATGGCATCACATATCTTGGAGGCATCTGCCGAGGCTCTGAGCATGCACTCGAAGTCCAGCTCGTCCTGCAGGTAGGCCATGAAGTCTATGTAATGCGGTCTGCCCTGTTGAAGGTACAAGTCGATGACTCGCTCCACAGAGTAGTCAGACTTGAACCGGTGCTTAGCCAGGTAGTCGTCACTCTTGACCTTCTTAATGTCCTGATCGTTATGGTAGTATATGCAGTAGCCCTCGATGCCCAGCACGGTCTTCATTTCATCCGTAAGCTTGTACAGGTCGCTGTACGTGGCTGTCTTAGGTCTCTTGAGCTTGTACTCCCGCGCAATCTGATCCAGCTCGTGCTGCGGCAGATACGAATAGTCCAGGTGCTGCACAACACCAACCAGACGTATGTCTGGAATAGCGCCGTAGTCCAGCACTATGACGTTTGTAGGAGTAGTGAACTCATACAGAAACGTGTACTGCTCGGAGTTAATCTGAGGGTTGTCGAACGCCATAGGATAGAAGTCCTTGAGCAACTGTAGCTCATCGGCGTTTGCTTGCTCGGCAAAATCTACCGTACCCCTCGTGCGCACTATCTCATGCCCCTTGTGTTTGGAGACGATGAGGCACGTGCCGTCGAGCTTCTCCACGACTGTGCACTTCTCCAGCGACACCGGATCGGCGCATATATGAGGAGCTTCACCCAGGTTAAAGAATTTTTTGAAACCCAGAGAGACAGGCTTGCCGTCTCTTGTCCACATGCTTGATCTGTAGATCATATTCTCTGCGCCCCACTTGACGCCTATCTTCGTTGGGTAGACCAGATAGAGCTCCTCGCCCTTTATGACTCTGGTCTTAACCGCAAATTCCTGTTCTTTGAGTTTCTCTAAGTTAATCATTGTTGTATGTGTTCCTCTATCGCTGCGTCAAACTCTTCCGGGCGGCATTGGATAATATCGGCAAGTGCCTCTGTTCTGTAATCACTCTCCTCAGGAGCCTCGGGTAGGCCTGCCTCTTCGTTAGCCTCCTGAAGCGCATCACGAGCCTCGTCTGTAAGAAAACCGAAGCGTGGTCCTATCGCATAGGCCAACGCATCAGCCGCCTTATCAAGATCCCTGACGGCTTTACGCAGCTCCTTTGCCTGGGCCTTGTGTACCCAGTACTCTCTGTTAACCTCCTTGCAAATAGCTACTTGCGCAGGAGTAAGAACTAACGGAATGTTATCCATGTACTTTGTAGAGCTTGCGCTTACTCAGCACGAAGTTTGTATTGGCGTGCTGCTTCAGATCCAAAGGGGCCACTACTCGCGCCCCTATGTGCACGTGCATGATGCCTGGCGTAGTAGAGGCATTCTCGGGAGGAACCGACATAACCCACTGCAATGGTCGCGGAGGGTCGAATTCATATACGCCAGGGACTTTAAACAACTCCTTGCATTTAAAGTTCTTAAGCAGTGTACTGCTCGTATCTGGTGATTGTCTCATCAAGCTCCTCCTCGTCTGTGTTGTAAACCAGATCAAATATCAGGTTCTCTTCACGTCCCTCCTCCACCTGTACTACGTTGAGTAATGCATGGTAGATGAAGTCTTGCTTGGCGGAAAGCTCAGCAATCTTTGCGCTTGCTTCCTTAACTGCTTTTCTTTGGCTGTCTGTTAGTTTCATTTTGGTTGTTTCTTTTTCTTTGGTGCTTTAGGTGGTCTGGGATGGTGCTCCTTGAACATGTACTCCATGTCGGCGTCACCATACCAATCGTCCACAACGTACTCCGCAGCGGTCTCATCAATTTCTAGAAGGCCATGCGCTCTGCAATGGGCGACGGCGTCCTTAGAGAGTTTCATCTGAACTTCGTCAAGTGCATTGGCCTTGTCTCTTAACTCCTGGGTTATTTCATCGAGCTGCCTGTACGCCTTTCTTGCATTGCGCAAGATGCTCTCTATCTCTGGGTTACAGTATCCAAGTCCCATATAACACTAGGGCAGAGAATGCCCGCAGTAGGGGCAGAAGCGCTGCGGTGTATTCGTTTCCACAGGTACAGGAGCACCCATGGGGTTAGCGTAATAGCGCGTATGCTTCTTCTTGGTCACGTCTACTATATTAGGTATAGCTATTGAAACTATGATTGCGATTACAGATATCACCACGAGCAGCTCGAGGAGACTAAATGCTTTGTGTTTAAGTTTTTTCATTGTCGTTCGTTAAAAAGTATTCGATGTCGGCGTGTGCCAGCTTTAAAGCTCGTTGCTTTTCATCTTTGGTCTTGTAGCTGAACTTGCATGTGCTGACTTGCATAAGTTTTCCATCCACATTTTCACATATAGCTTCCACGTAGACAACAGCTCCGTCATCGCGTGCATTTGTTTCGATTATTTTCATTGTTTAAGTTGGTGGGCAGAGTAGCATATGCTGCTCCGCATGACAGTTGCGGCACAGTATTTGCAGGTTATTTAAGTCGGAGTTACGCCTATTTTTATCTTTATGGTGCACTTCTAGCAATTTGGGGAATTTATCATAACTACATAACTCACAGCAGCTTGCTTTATGTTTAAACGCCTTAGCTCTATAGCGGCTGTAGCCTTCTTCCCCAAGGGTCCCGTAGTGCTCGGGTAAAAACTCCAAGGGGCCACCTACGTGCTGCGCACTAGCCCTACAGGTATTAGAGCAAAAGTATAAGCCGCTTTTAGATAGCTTCAACCTACGCGGTGAGCGGTATAGTGCTTTTGCGCAAGCTGCGCACTTTACGTTACTACCCATCCGTTCTTTTCTTTCAGCTGTTTCTTTTTTACGACGGGCTGCTATGTCCTCTCGGACACAAGCAGCAGAGCAGTATAGCCCCCAACCACGGGCCACATCTCTGGCGGTGGTTAAGAAGGATTTAGAACAGCGCTTACAGTTTCTGTGTACATTTTTCGTTAACATAACTACGAATATACACGGTAGATAGAAAATCACAATCTAAATCTGCGTCTACCCTGTTGGAAAGAATGGGAGGTGAGGGGATCGAACCCCCGCTTTCTCCGTGTAAAGGAGACTCGCTACCATTACAACAACCCCGCGTGTATTTCGGCGTGGCAATTTGCACACACCAAATCACATTTGTCTAGCTCGTCAGTAACCTTAGCCCAGGCTCGATTGAATCCAGTACCTATTCCGAAGTCCTTCTTATCCGGATCCCTGTGGTGGAAATGCAGTGCAGCTAAGCATTTATCATAGTTGCAATATTTACATTTTCCTCCTTTGTACTCGACAGCTTTACCTTTAATCCTTAGATTTTTTGCTTTAGTGAAACACGAGTTGCACATTGTTACTCTGTGCCCGCGACTTCTGGCGTACGCGTATTCCCTGCCGCATTTTTTGCATGTGGTCATTCATAATATTTACCACACACGGTAGACTTAGTCAAGCTCTACCGCTGAGCTAACCTCCCGGTTGTTAAATTTGGTGGGCGCGGTAGGATTCGAACCTACGACCTATCGCCTATCAAGCGATTGCTCTAACCAGCTGAGCTACGCGCCCGTGGGGTACTCGATGGGGCTCGAACCCACAACCGCCCGACCCACAATCGGGAGCTCTAACCAATTGAGCTACGAGTACCGTTTGTTATGTTGCTTTGTATTTTTCGCAAAGATCCCGCATTGGAACGTATACGATAGGCGCAAGCAGGTTTTCCACTTCCTCGGCTGCGATCTTGATTACGTCTCTGTTGTAAGCACTTATAGCGTACGTCCTTTTTCGGAGATGGTGTTCCAACTTGTGTACTTGAAAATAGGATACATACAGGCTTTTCTTGCTGGCCACCTCCTTAACCACAGCGAAGCGCATGACTGTATTCACAGGAAACATCACGTAGTCTCCTGGAAACACCGGGCGCTTAAATAAGTCTAAAAATACTTCTGGTTGTCGTTTGTCATCCATTGTTGTTAAATTTACTTGCCTAATTTATTGATTTTGGGCATAGTTGCCGTATGAATAAAGGATTTAAAGATAAGATGCGTATTTGTCTTTGTGCAAAAAGTACTCGAGCATAACGGATATACTATCTCGAAGAAAAAGCAGCGTCGCTAGGGGTCGAACCTAGAATGCCTAATAGGCTCTATCTCCAAAGGATAGTGTGTCTACCAATTTCACCACGACGCTAAAGCTGTCAGCCATATCTATGTGCTGTAAGTAAATTATAGGAGCTCTGGGACTCGAACCCAGAACCAAGAGCTTAAAGGGCTCCTGCTCTACCAATTGAGCTAAACTCCCTGTAATTTATTGTTAGCTAAGTAATGCAATTCTCTGTGGCAGTTAGCGCAGAGCACCTCACATTTAGCAATCTCGCGTAGAAGTGTGGTCCTTGAATATTTTGCGTACATCACGGATACTTCATGAAGTTTATCTTCAGCCTTGTGGTGAAAGTCTAATACATAGTGTCTTGCGTCTCCACATTTAGAGCACTTTAATGTTTGCTTATACTCTATAAACCACGTTTTGTTTTCTTGTACGCGCGCAGCTCTCTTGCCGACCTCCGTTTGTTTATTACGCAAATAATAGGCTGTACGGCGCTGTGAAGAGCACGTCTTGCACATACACTGCCTGCTCACATATATACTGCCGTCCTTGCGCTTTTTATTTTTTATCCAAAACTGAGACAGGTCCAGCTGCTTCTTACATTTGCTGCATATTTTCATTCTGTAAATATACAGCTAAAAAGCAGTGCTGTCAAACTTTAAAGATGCTGACAGTCTATTGGACGGAGCCTACGGGATTTGAACCCGTGTTACAGCCGTGACAGGGCTGCGTGTTAACCACTACACTAAGACTCCAAGACCTTGTTAAATATCCAGGTCCATGCAGGACAGCCCGTTACCCATAAAGCGGTTTCCACCACCACGGAACACTCTGTTGTAAGAGCTGCGAGGCTCGATACGCAGAGTACGAATGGGCTGCTTGCAGATGTCGAGTTCCGTATCATTTTCCTCAGCATCAATAATCTCCTTCTCAGTGAATGCGGAGTATATGTTGATCAGATCCGTGTCGAGTACCTCGGCGATCTGGCCGAGCTCGTCGCGGTTGGCCCAGAGGTCGTAGCCCACACAGCCATAATTGAGCGGAGCGGGCCGCAGCTTGATGTTATCGTGCAGCAGCTTCTCGCCAATAGGCGTGCCATTCTCATCCTTGATAACCTCGTAGACGGCGTGCAGATCCGCGATCTTCTTGACGTTGAACACGTCTTCGAAGGCGGAAGGAGCCTCGTGGTGAATGTTCACCTCATCGATGATGGCGCACACGGAGTCCACCGTAATAAGCTCCAGCTCGGAGACGAAGTCGATGACAGACTGCCGCAGCTCGGTATACTTCAGCCGGTCATCCACGATCTGGTAGATGATGTCCGGATGCAGGTTGCCGAATGTCTTCACGTACCGAATACGTCCTGGCCGCTGTATCATGTTGGGCTCGATGTTGAGCTCGTTGGTTGTAAGCAGAAACAGCTTGCGGTAGGCACCCTTGGTAACGCCGTCCATAAGCATGAGCAGTTTACTTGGGTGGCCGTATTCCCGAGGAAATACCTTCTCGAACTCGTCGAAGAAGAGCACCACGTCCTGCTGAATGTTACCGACGAACTCATTGATGTCGTCGTAGGCAGCGTCCACGATGATCACGGGCAGCTGCAGCTTGTTGGCAAGAATCTCGCAGGTAACCGTCTTGCCGGTACCCCGAATGCCGTTTAGCAGCGCTCCGAGGTTGGTAGTTGTATTGTTCCAGGTACGGATGACACGTGCGATAAAGTCGTCGCACAGGCCATATACCTTCGGTGGCAGAGGGAACTCCTTGGAGATGTGCTCCAGAAAGAATCCCATGCGTTGGTTCCACCGAAGGATGTATATTCCAATCGGTAGTAGTTCTAGTTGCTGGCTAACCTCTTCGATGCGGAAGATGTTGCCACTCTGTGACCAGTTGTTTTTCATTTATGTGTTGTGGTGTGTTGGTTGTTTATTAGTAGGTCTTTCCCTCGGCATAACGCTTCCTGCGATATGCCCGCCCTTTTCCTTTATTCTTGTTCTTATACGTTGGTAGCTGCATGTCGCAGTTTCCGCAAACTAAGCGGATGTTATTTATCTTGTTGTTGCCGGAGTCTCCATCAATGTGGTCCATGATTAACGGAATAGGTTGTCCTTGCCATGTTGTATTCTTACATATGGCGCAGTTGTGTCCTTGTTTTTCCAGCATATAACGCTTAGCTGGGCCTTTTGATCTGGCTGCTATAAAGCTGCCACTCTCGATAATTTTGGCGCGCGACGCTGCTCGCCGTGCTTCTGTAGCGCATTCCTGTGAGCAGTACTTAGTGTAAGTCATCACCTTTTTGCAGGTTGCGCATGCCTGT